TGATAACTCCTATGACGGAGAAAAACTTGCGTTACTTGTACATGATGAGGCGGGAAAATGGGAAAAACCTGAAAATATTCTCAATAACTGGAGAGTTACCAAAACAACATTAAGATTAGGTAGCAAGATTATTGGTAAATGTATGATGGGGTCAACGAGCAATGCTCTTGACAAAGGTGGTAGAAACTACAAAAAACTTTACTATGACTCAGATGTCACGAAAAGAAACCGCAATGGACAGACTAGCTCAGGATTATATTCTTTGTTCATACCTATGGAATGGAACTACGAAGGATACATTGATACTTATGGACACCCTGTCTTTGATACTCCAAAACAAGAAGTTGAAGGAATCGATGGTCAAAAGATTGAGATCGGCGTTATTGAACACTGGGAAAATGAGGTAGATGGCCTTAAGAACGACTCAGACGCACTTAATGAATTATATAGACAGTTTCCACGTACTGAAAAACATGCGTTTAGAGATGAAACAAAACAATCTATATTTAATTTAACAAAAATTTACGAACAAATAGATTTTAATGAAGATTTAAAATACTCTGGAGTAATAACTCAGGGTAATTTTCAATGGGAAGGTGGTGTCAAAGATACTAGTGTACAATTTTTTCCTAGTAAACAAGGTAGATTTTTTATATCGTGGGTACCAGATAAACATCAACAAAATCGATATATTGTTAAAAATGGTAGTAAATATCCAGCTAATGAGCATATAGGTGCTTTTGGGTGTGATAGTTATGATATATCTGGAACAGTAGATGGTAAAGGATCCAAAGGTTCTCTTCACGGTTTAACAAAATTTACAATGGATGGTCCTCCTAATTTATTCTTTTTAGAATATATTGCACGGCCACAAACAGCAGATATGTTTTTTGAGGATGTTCTTATGGCATTACATTTTTATGGTATGCCAATTTTAGCAGAAAATAATAAACCTAGATTGTTATATTATTTAAAAAGAAGAGGTTATAGAAATTATTCTATGAATCGTCCAGATAAAACAGCATATAAATTATCTGTAGCTGAAAGAGAAATAGGTGGTATACCTAATTCAAGTGAGGATGTAAAACAAGCGCATGCCGCTGCTATTGAATCTTATATTGAAAGTTTTGTAGGTTACAATAACGAACAATATGGATCAATGTATTTTCAAAGAACACTTGAAGATTGGGCTGCATTTGATATAAATAATAGAACTAAATATGACGCTTCAATAAGTTCAGGTTTAGCTATTATGGCTTGCAATAAAAATAAATATAGACCAGTGGCTGAAGTTATTAAAGAAAAAGTAAATTTAAATTTTTCTAAATATGATAATAAAGGCTATAAATCAAAAATAATAATAAATGATTAATACGAGTACTAATAGTTCCTTTCCTAGTCAGGTGGTACCTGTTGCGGAAAAGCTTAGTTGGGAATATGGTTTGCAAGTAGGACAAGCTATTGAATATGAATGGTTTAGAGGTGGTAGAATAAACAGTGGTAAATGGCACACTGGTTATCAAAACTTTAACAGGTTAAGATTATATGCTCGTGGAGAACAATCTGTTCAAAAATATAAAGATGAGTTATCTATTAATGGTGACTTAAGCTATTTAAATTTAGACTGGAAGCCGGTGCCTATTATACCTAAATTTGTAGATATAGTAGTTAACGGTATATCATCTAAAAATTATGATGTAAAAGCATTTGCTCAAGATCCGTTTTCAACAAAACAGAGAACTAACTATGCAAACTCTATTATGCGTGACATGATGAGTAAACCATTGTTAGATAGCATAAAACAAAATTTAGGAGTTGATATATACAGCTCACTTGATCCAGCTAACTTACCTCAAAACAAAGAGGAGTTAGAAGTTCATATGCAATTAAATTACAAACAATCAGTTGAAATAGCTGAAGAGGAAGTAATTAATAATGTATTAGATTTTAATAAATACGAATTAACTAAGAAAAGATTAGTTGAAGATATAGTTACTATAGGTATAGGAGCTGTAAAAACTAATTTTAATAAATCTGAAGGTGTTGTAGTAGATTATGTAAATCCTGCTAATATGGTTTGGTCATATACAAATGATCCAAATTTTCAAGATATATATTATGTAGGTGAAATTAAATCAATAACTCTTGCTGAGTTAAAAAAGGAATTTCCTGATTTAACTAATGAAGATTTAAAAATGATTCAAAAATATCCCGGTAGAGAGGGATATCAGAGAGGGCCTTATAATAATGATTTAGTGCAGGTTATGTATTTTGAATACAAAACTTATATAGATCAAGTATTTAAATTAAAACATACAGAACAAGGATTAGAAAAAGCATTAGAAAAACCTGACTTTTTTAACCCACCACCAAGTGATAATTTTGATAGAGTATCAAGATCAATTGAAGTATTATTCAGTGGAGCTAAAGTTTTAGGTGTAGAGCAAATGTTAAGATGGGAAATGTGTACTCATATGACAAGACCCAAAAGTGATTTAACGAAAGTTAATATGAACTATAGCATTGTAGCCCCTCATATGTATCAAGGCAGAATTGATTCATTAGTAAATCGTATTACGGGATTTGCTGATATGATTCAATTAACATCTTTAAAATTACAACAAGTAATTGCTAGAATGGTACCAGATGGTGTATTTGTAGATGTAGACGGTTTAGCCGAAGTTGATTTAGGCAATGGTACTAATTATAATCCACAGGAAGCACTTAATATGTATTTCCAAACCGGTAGTATAGTTGGTAGATCTTTAACTCAAGATGGTGATCCAAATAGAGGTAAAGTGCCTATTCAAGAATTACAAACATCATCTGCTAATGGTAAAATAGGCTCGTTAATTAATACTTATCAGTATTATTTACAAATGATAAGAGATGTAACCGGGCTCAATGAAGCTAGAGATGGTAGCTTGCCTGATAAAAATGCTTTAGTTGGTTTACAAAAAATGGCAGCTAACGCTTCTAATACAGCAACTAAACATATTTTGAATAGTATGCTGTATTTAACATTGAGAACTTGTGAAAATATTTCTTTGCGTGTTTCTGATATGTTAGATTTCCAACTTACTAGCGAGTCTTTAAAGGCAAGTATTGGTAAATTTAATGTTGCTACATTACAAGAAATAGATAATTTACATCTTTATGATTTTGGTGTATTTTTAGATTTAGAACCAGAAGAGGAAGAAAAAGCTATGCTTGAACAAAATATTCAAATGGCTTTACAACAAAATCAAATATTCCTTGAAGATGCTATTGATATTAGAGAAATTAAAAATTTACAATTAGCAAATCAAGTTTTAAAATATAAGAGAACAAAAAAACAACAAGCTGATCAACAAGCTCAAATGGCTAATATTCAAGCCCAAGCAGATTCTAATTCTGAAGCTGCTGAAAAAGCAAATATGGCTGATGTTCAAAAAGCTCAAGCATTAAATGAAACAAATGTTCAATTTGAAAAAGCTAAATCAGATTTTGAAATTCAAAGAATGCAAACAGCTGCTCAAATAGAAAAACAACAAATGGCTCAACAATTTGAATATGATATGAAGCTTAAGCAAGCAGAAATTGAAAATCAAAAAGCTAAAGAAAAAGAAATTGAAGATCGTAAAGACAATAGAACGAAACTTCAAGCAACTCAACAGTCTAAAATGATAGACCAAAGAAAAAATAATTCATTGCCCATCGATTTTAAAGATGATAGTGGATTAAATTTAGAGCAATTTATGTAAATAAATTCTTATTAATTTTTATATTATTATATTATGTCAGAAACAAAAGAGAAAGCTGGAAAGCTTAAGGTTAAAATTAAACCTAAAAAACTAGTAAAAAATGATGAACCTATAAAAGTAGATTTATCTAAACCAGTTGAAAAAACTGAAGAAAAAATAGAACAACAAGATGCCATTCAAGTCGGAGAAACAAAAGAATTACCTGATGATAAACCATCCGGAGATATACCGAAGGTGGAAGTTAAAGGAGGAGAATCCGATAAAGAGCCCGCTTCCGTTGTTGAATCTAAAGAAGAAGAAACGCCGATAATAGAAGAAATAATAGAAGAACCTGAAAAGGAAGAAGAAGTTATTGAAATCGGTGAACAAATGGTACAAGAATCTAACAGACCAACAGCTGTTATATCTGATGAAGTACTAAAAGAAAATACAACTACGTTACCAGAAAATATTGTTAAAGTCGTTGACTTTATGAATGAAACTGGTGGTACATTAGAAGATTATGTAAGATTAAATCATGATTATTCAAACGTAGATAATGATACTCTATTAAGAGAGTATTATTCGCAAACGAAATCACATTTAGACTCAGAAGAAATTAACTTTTTAATTGAAGATAATTTTTCATGGGACGAAGATGTAGATGAGCCGCGAGAAGTGCGTAAAGCAAAACTCGCATACAAAGAAGAAGTTGCAAAAGCCAAACAGCATTTAGAAGGTTTGAAAGATAAATATTATCAGGAAATTAAATTAAGACCTGGTATTACTCAAGACCAACAAAAAGCTATGGACTTTTTCAACCGCTACAATGAAGAGCAGAAAGTAGCAGAACAACAACATGAAACGTTCAAGTCTAACACTAAAGATTATTTTGGTCCCGAGTTCAAAGGTTTTGATTTTTCGGTAGGAGAAAAAAAGTTTAGATATGGAATAAAAAATGTTAATGAAGTTGCCGATAACCAATCAAATATTACTAATACTATCAAGAAGTTCTTGGATAATAATGGTAATATACAAGATGTGAAAGGTTATCATAAAGCTATTTATGCCGCTGAAAATGCAGATACTATTGCACAACATTTTTATGAGCAAGGCAAAGCCGATGCAATAAAAGATTTAAGTGCAAAATCTAAAAATATAAATACAGAAGCAAGATCTACAGATCCTGGTAATGTATTTGTTGGTGGATTAAAAGTTAAAGCTATTAGTGGTATGGATTCTTCACAATTAAAAATCAAAACACGTAAATTTAACTAAAACATTTTAAATTATTATGGGATCAATCGCTCCTGTTTTTGGAAGTATAGTACCTTCTCAAAAACAACAAACTTTGCAAAACAACTACCTGTCGTTTAATACAGGTGGCGCAAATGACTTCATTCAGCAGTATCTTCCTGAGATCTATGAACAAGAAGTTGAAAGATATGGAAACAGAACTTTATCTGGTTTCCTTAGAATGGTTGGCGCTGAAATGCCAATGACATCTGATCAGGTTATCTGGTCTGAACAAAATAGATTACATATTGCATATACTGGTTGTAAACTAACTGGTCCTGGTGCTGGTACGGATGTATTTAACATTCCTACTAATGCTGGAACTATCCAAAATGCTATCTTTGAAAATGATACTATCGTTGTTATGAACGTTGATACGGGTGTAACTTTAAAAGGTATCGTTGGTGCAGTAGCTGCTGGTGCTGGTAACACAACTGATGTAACTGCATATACATTTGTAGGAAATAGCTGGGATGCCTTAGGTATTGCTGCTACAAACCTTAAGATTTTTGTATATGGTTCATTATATGCAAAAGGATCTAGCATGGGTGACAAATCAATTGAACCTCAGTTCCAACAATATGCTAATCAACCAATCATCATCAGAGATAGATATGCTATCAACGGTTCTGATATGGCTCAAATTGGTTGGGTAGAAGTTGCTACAGAAGATGGTACATCAGGATACTTATGGTATTTAAAATCTGAGTCTGAAACAAGACTAAGATTTGATGACTACTTAGAAATGGCAATGGTTGAAGCAGAATTAGCTTCAGGTGCTGGTGGTAAATCTTTTGCTGCTAACTCAGCAAATGTAAACAGTTTTACAGCTGCTGGTGGAAATGCTGTAGCTCATGGTTCTCAAGGTTTATTTGCTGCTATTGAAGATAGAGGTAACATATTCACTGGTTTTGCTGGTGCAACTGGTATTTCTGACTTTGACTCAGTACTTAAAAATCTTGATACTCAAGGTGCTATCGAAGAAAATATGCTTTTCTTAAATAGAGACATGGATTTAGAATTTGACGACATGCTAGGACAAATTTCTGCAGGTGGTCTAGGCGGTGTTGCTTACGGTTTATTTGAAAACTCAGCTGACATGGCTTTAAATCTTGGTTTCTCTGGTTTTAGAAGAGGTTCATATGACTTCTATAAAACTTCATGGAAATACTTAAATGATGCGTCAACAAGAGGTGCTGTTTCAGTAAACAACATCGATGGTGTTTTAGTTCCTGCTGGAACTTCAACAGTGTATGACCAAGTTTTAGGTACAAACATTAGAAGACCATTCTTGCACGTAAGATATAGAGCTTCTCAAGCTGACGACAGAAGATATAAAAACTGGATCACTGGTACTGCTGGTGGTGCTTACACTTCTGAAGTTGATGAGATGGTAGTTAACTGGTTATCTGAAAGATGTCTAGTAACTCAAGCTGCGAATAACTTCGTATTATTCAAGAATTAAGATTATTCTTATTAAAAGCAAAGGGGGCTTCGGCTCCCTGGGCTTTTATTTTTTATTAAATTATATTATATTATGGCAAAACAAAAACAAGAAGTATTGGTTGAAGAACCAGTACAAGTAAAAAAACAAGTAGAGGTTAAAAAACCTCAAACTCCAGGGTGGGAAATAAAAGATAGAACTTATTTTTTATTACACGATAAATCGCCCTTAACATATAGATTAGGATCAAGACATTCAACAAGATACCCTTTATTGTGGTTTGATCCTGAAAAAAACGAACAAAGAGAATTAAGATATGCAACTAATCAAAATTCACCGTTTGTAGACGAACAAAAAGGTGAAATAATGATGGGGCATATTGTTTTTGAAAACGGTGTATTGAATGTAAAAAAAGAACACCAAAATTTACAAAAACTTTTATCTTTATATCATCCAAGATTAAACGCAACATATAAAGAATTTTTACCTCACAAGGAAGCTGAAGATGAAGTTGATAACTTAACAGCTGAAATTGAAGCTTTAATGTTTGCAAAAGATATCGAAATAGAACATGCAGAAGCAATATTACGAGTTGAAAAAGGTTCTGCTGTTGCTTCTATGACTTCAAAAGAAATTAAAAGAGATTTACTTTTAATGGCTAAGAAAAATCCTAGTGCATTTATGCAAATAGCTACTGATGAAAATGTGGGCTTAAGAAACACAGGAATTAAAGCTACAGAACAAAATATTATTAAACTATCACAAGATCAAAGAACTTTTCATTGGGCTTCAAATGATAGAAAATTAATGACGGTTCCTTTTGATGAAAATCCATATTCAGCACTAGCCGCATGGTTTAAGACTGATGAAGGTGTAGAAGTTTTTAAAACAATAGAGAAAAAGTTATATTAAACATGTAACTATAATTATAATAGCGGGTCACTTCGGTGGCCCAGCTGTTATTCACATAAAATATTAAAATGGCAATAAACGTAAACACTGTATATCAAACCGTTTTATTAATACTAAACAAAGAACAAAGAGGTTATATGACACCTTTGGAATTTAATAAAATAGGTGCTCAATCACAACTTGAAATATTTGAAACATATTTTGATAGTTTAAATCAGCAATTACGTGTGCCACAAGCTGATGTAGATTACTCAGACAGAGTTGTAAGTTTAGACGAAAAACTACAAATTTTTAAAACATCTGCAAACGCTACATATTCAAATCCTAATTTTAAATTACCATCTCAATATTCAGGAGCTGCGTCTGCAACGCAACAATTTACAGCCGCAAACCCTGGTTTAACATATACTTTAACTGGAGATGCTTTAAATTTATCTAACTCCGGAGCTATCACAAATGTTTTTGTAAACGGAATAGAGTTAGCTTCAACAGATTACAGTTTGAGCGGCGCAACATTAACGCTTGTTAATCAACCATCAGCTGGTCAAATAATAATAATTAATCTTTACCCTAAACAATTTCACAAATTAGGTCAAGTATTATATCAAGTTGGTGCTTTGCCAACAGAAGAAGCCGAGAAAGTAGGTTCTCATGAACTATATCATTTATTAAGTTCTAATCTTACAAAACCTACTATAACAAACCCTATATATACATATTCAAACAATTTAATTAGATTATATCCTGATCAAATAAACTCAGGTGTTTCTGTTACTTATGTTAGAAAGCCTATACCTCCAATATGGTCTTTTACCTCTGGAGCACAGTATATTTTTCAACCTACTTCATCTTGTAATTTTGAATTACACGCTAGCGAACAAGTTGAATTAATATTAAAAATATTGTTATATGCTGGAGTTGTTATTAGAAATCCAGAAGTAATACAAGTGGCGGCTTCGCAAATTCAACAAGAAAATATAAATCAAAAAAGTTAATAAATTATGCCTATACCTAATGGCGGTTTAATCACCGAAACTAACAGACAATATTACGCTGGAGCACAGCAGTTTACAATAGGTTCTACTGGAGTTGGACAAACTTTTACAAGTACATTTGACACAAATTTAGTATTTGGTAGTTCGGATCCTGCAGCTAATAGTTATAATTTAAATAATTTTAAAGTTTTTACGAGTGCTAATGCAAATACGTGGACTGAATTAACACCTAGTGCTACAGCAACAAATGGGACATCAAATGCTCAAAAACTTACAAACCAAAAAAATGTAACTATAAATCCGGGTAATAATAATATATTGGCTGGAATGACTATTTTAAAAGCTGATGGATCATTAGTAGGCGTGATACAAACAATAAATAATAATGCAGACTTTACATGTGTTGATAATCTAGCTGTTCAAGTAAATAACTTAGATGTATTAACTTTTCAATTTGCTAGCCCTTGGACAGAAAGTAATAATATAATTACAGTAGCCGCATCACTAACATCCGGTAATTATCTTAAAATTCAAATGAATGAAGATACATTATGGGATATGCACGGTAGTTATGAGTATACTAAATTAGATGATATTATTAATAATTTTTTAATAGCTTACGTAGGACCTGGAAAATTAATACCTAGTGTAAAAAGAACTGATGTAATATTTCATGCAAAACGTGGATTACAAGAATTTAGTTATGACACACTAAAAAGTGTAAGATCACAAGAATTAACAGTCCCTGATAGTCTTTCGATTATTATACCCCAAGATTATGTTAACTATGTTAGACTAGCATATCCGGATAATTTGGGTGTTTTACATACTATATTTCCTGCAAATGAATTAACACTAAGACCATATTCAGCACCAGTTCAAGATGATTTAGGCGTACCAACTCAAGATAGTAGTAATTCTAATTTAGAAGGTACATCTTTAATAACAAAAAAATGGGATGCTAATGACCCAAGAAGAATAAGTGGAGCTTATATAAATGACTATGAAATAGCGGATATATATTGGAAAACATATTATGATGGCGCTTTAGGCCAAAGATATGGATTAAATCCTGAAACAAGTCAAAGAAATGGTTGGTTTATAATTGATGATAGAAAAGGTTTATTTGCTTTTTCAAGTGATTTAAAGAACAAACTTATAACATTAGAATATATATCAGATGGTAATGCTTATGATTTAGATGCGAAGATACCTAAAATGGCAGAGGAAGCTTTATATGCTCATATATTATACTCAATATTATCTACAAGCGTAGGTGTACAAGAATACATCGTTCAAAGATTTAAAAGAGAACGAAGCGCTAAATTAAGAAATGCTAAAATTAGATTATCTAATATTAAACTTGATCAAATAGTTCAAGTAATGAGGAATAAATCTAAATGGATTAAATATTAAATATGGCTGAAATTAAAAATAGTTTCTTAAAGTCCAAGATGAATAAAGACTTGGATGATAGACTAGTACCTAATGGTGAATATCGTGATGCGCAGAATATATCTGTAGGTAAATCAGAAGCTGATGATATAGGCGCTTTAGAAAATGTATTAGGTAATACTTTAGTCCCAGGAACTGATTTAGGTAATGCTAATTTAGAAGTTATTGGTTATTTTGCTGATGATAATAATAGTACTATATATTTATTTTTAACAGATAATGCTGTTCATTATATATATAAATATTTTAATAATACTTATACAAAATTAGTAGAAGGTAGTTTCTTAAATTTTAGTAAAAATAATGTAATTACAGGTATTAATTTAGTAGAAAATTTATTATTTTGGACTGATAATTTAAATCAACCTAGAAAAATAAATGTTACAAAGTCTTTAGGTTATTATACAAAAGAAAATCAAATATCAGTTGCTAAATATAATCCTTATCAAGCTTTAACATTATTAAAAACTGTTGAGGTAACAGGTGCCACTTGTCCTCCATCAACAACATTAACTTTAGCACAATCAAATGCTAATATTAAAAAAGGTATGCTGGTTGTAGCTAGTACAAATGCTGGTGCTGTTAAAATTGCAGCTTCAGAATATTTATATGTAAGCAATATATCAGGTACTACAGTAACTTTAAATGCTGCTCCTGCTTCTGCTGTTTTAGCTACTGATACAGTTAAGTTTTTGGCAACAACAATGACGGGTAAAGATATTACTTATGATTTTAATGGGGGTGTTGATTGGCCTGGTGATCCAGATTTTTTAGAAGATTTATTTGTAAGATTTAGTTATAGATTTAAATTTGATGATGAGGAATATTCATTAATGGCTCCTTTTAGTCAACCTGCCTTTATTCCACAACAAAAAGGTTATTTTTTAGATGGCAATGAAGATGCCGCTTATAGAAGTACTATTTTAGATTTTATGCAAAATGGGGTACAAAATGTAGAATTAATAATACCTCTTCCAGATGTACAAACTAAATTAGGAGATCAAGCTGCTGATACATATAAAATAACTGAAATAGATATATTATATAAAGAATCTGATGGTAGGGCAGTTAAAGTATTAGATACGGTTCAAACTAGCGATTTATCTACAGCTATTAGCACTTATACATACGATTATCAATCCAGAAAACCTTATAAAACACTTCCTGAAAGACAGACAGTAAGAGTATATGACAAAGTACCTGTTAAAGCTTTAGCTCAAGAAGTGTCGGGCAACAGAGTAATATATGGTAATTTTCAAAGTCAACATACACCTCCTGCTTCATTAAATTATAATGTAGGAGCTAATGCAAAAAGCTCGACTGCTTTTGAAACATGGGCAGAATACCCTAATCACACATTAAAACAAAATAGAAATTATCAAGTTGGTTTTATATTAGCGGATAAATTTGGAAGACAATCATCAGTAATTTTATCTTCAGTAGATGATGGTGTTAGCGTAGGTGGAACATTTTTTGGTGGTTCAACTTTTTATCACCCATATAGATCAAGTACACAAAACTTGAAAGAATGGTGGGGAGATGCTTTAAAAGTTGTAATCAATAGCTCTATTACAAGTGTTAAAAATACTAATACAGGTGTTCCTGGTTTATATGCTGACGCTATATCAAATGGTTTTAACACAACAGGTGTTGCTACAACAATAAATAATAACACTTATACTTTTACTTTAAATGGTGGTGATACTAGCGGTATACCTGTAACTAACTCATATTTAAGAGGAGAATATACTGATTTTGTAAAAGTAACAAATGTTACTGGTGGGCCAGCTTATACTGTTACCACAGATGGTGAAATAAACAATGAGTTATATTTATCAAACTTAAATAACCCAGATATAAAGTTTGCATATAATATTAACAATCCTTTAGGTTGGTATTCCTATAAAATAGTTGTTAAACAACAAGAACAAGATTATTATAACTGTTATTTTCCAGGATTCTTAAACGGATATCCAAGCACTTCAGGGGTTACAAACCCACCTGTTTTTCCAACAACTGAAGCAAATAAAACTGGTCATGTTGTTTTATTAAATGATAATATAAATAAAGTTCCTCGAGACTTATCAGAAGTAGGGCCAGAACAAAAACAATTCAGAAGCTCTGTAAGATTATATGGTAGAGTAAATAACACAACAAGTGATAACGTTCAATTTTTTCCTGTAAATGTTAGCGGTACTCAAGTATTACCTTTGTCAATGACAGCTGATACTATAGCCGATGCTGATGATTTAAAAATGGGAGCTGAAAATATATTTGAACCAACGCCTCCTGCAATTGTACCTTTTTATCAATTAGATACAAACCCTTTGATAGCTAGATTAGCAACATCAAATTCAGGTACAACCAACGTGGGTGTTGAAGCAGCTTCATGGCCAAATGCTTATTATTTATCTGTAGCCGAAACTGAACCTACAGAATCAGCATTACAATTATTTTATGAAACATCTACAACAGGCTTAATAGCAGATTTAAATGCAGATGTAGAAACGGGCTTCGATGGAGTAGCTGCTTTGTCTAACATGTCCTATTCACAAAATGAAAACATGGCCGCAAGCACTGATTTAACCGGTGTATTTTACCCACAAAAT